GTTCCAACCATTGGCCATATCGTGCCCAGCAGGATTTGTCATCTTTGACCATTCGTGATGAGCCCGGTGGTGGAGCCATGAGTCTTACCGAGTTTGGCTTTCCCATTCGTCGCTTGACTCGCGTTGTTCAGGGCGCAGGTCGCTTGACTTCAATGGACACTGCTGGAACGGAGTATTTGGAAATTGTTACCCTTGCTTCTGCTCCCGCTGTGACCGCTGCTGCTGGGGATATGACTGGACTCACAGCCATTAGCACTGGTGATGATATTGAGATCCGCTTCCCCGTTAGTGACGCTCTCCGTGCTGAGAGTGGTGGTGGACTTGGCGCACTTCAGGGCTTGTCGCCTTGGGGTCTTGAGTCCAGCAATGGTGGAAACACCTTGCTGCCCGATGCTAACATCATGCGTGAAATCAACATCCGCGTCGAGTCCGTTGCGATTACCGCACGGACCCGTAAGTTGAAGGCAGTCTGGACTCCCGAGTTGGGTCAGGATCTCAACGCCTATCACAACCTTGATGCAGAGGTGGAATTGACTTCAATTCTGTCCGAGCAGATTGGTCTTGAGATTGATCAAGAGATCCTTCGTGACTTGGTTAAGGGCGCAACCGCCGGTACTCTGTACTGGTCACGCCGTCCCGGTCTGTTCGTGAACCGTTCAAATGGTGCAGATATTACTTCTGCAACTGCTCCCCCCGACTTCACGGGTACTGTGAGTGAGTGGTACGAGACTCTTGTTGAGACAATCAACGATGTGTCTGCCGACATTCACCGCAAGACTCTTCGCGGTGGGGCTAACTTCTTGGTGTGTTCACCTGAAGTTGCCAACATCCTTGAGTTCACTAGTGGTTTCCGCGCAAGCATTACCGCTGATGATGACAAGGGAACTGTTGGAGCCCAGCAGTCTGGTTCTATCAACAAGAAGTGGGACGTTTATGTTGACCCCTACTTCCCACGTCATGTGGTTCTTGTTGGTCGGAAGGGTAGTTCCTTCTTGGAGAGTGGCTATGTCTACGCTCCTTATGTGCCCCTTCAGGTCACTCCTACTATCTTCCAAGCCGAAGATTTCACACCTCGCAAGGGCGTGATGACTCGTTATGGTAAGAAGATGGTTCGTCCCGACCTTTATGGTCTGGTCGTTGTGCGCGACCTTGAGGGCTAATCCCCCCAAAGACTAATAGTAGCAATACTGTTAAAACTAAACCTCGCTCATCTCAGATGGGCGGGGTTTTTTTATTTGTCTCGGTGTTTCTATGACCGGCAAACTATTTACAGCAGTATTGTGGAGAATTGTTAAATGGCGAAACCAACCCTAACCCCGAGCCAAACAGCCAGCACGGTGGTCCTTCCGATTACCGGGACTGCTGGAAATGTTAATGTCGCAGACAACCCCCTTCCGTTTGGGGTTTATGTGGATACAAATATCTGGTCAACCGCACAGATTGCTATGTATACAACTGGAAGCGTTGATCAGGTTGCTTATGTATATAAAAAATTAGGTGGAGATGTTTTAGATATTGAATTGACGGAATATAATATTTATGCCGCTTACGAAGAAGCAATTTTGGAGTATTCCTATATTTTAAACATTCATCAATCAAAAAACACGCTCTCCAATTTGCTTGGCTCGACAACAGGGAGTTTTGATTCGAACGGTATGATTACCGGCTCCTTTGGCGACGGCTCTGTTGACAACACTCTTAACTTGGGGCTGAAATATCCCATTTTTGATTTCGCCTATGGTCGCCGGATTACTGAAGGTACCTCTGGCGAGATCAACGTTGGTGGTCACATCCGCACATACTCAGCATCTTTTGCTGTTGTATCTGGTCAACAAGATTATGATCTTCAGAGCCTTATTTCGGCTTCTTCTGCCACCGATGCAACTTTGGACTTTGCCGGTCTTGTCGGAAATACCAAAATTTTAATTAATAAAGTTTTCTACAAAACACAGCGTGCCATGTGGAATTTCTATGGCTATTATGGAAGTTTGGCGACTGTTGGAAACTTGTCAGACTATGGGCAGTATTCGGATGCTTCGACTTTCGAAATGGTTCCAGTGTGGCAGAATCGATTACAGTCAACGGCATATGAAGATAATATTTATGTTCGAACCTCGCACTATTCATATGAGTTGAGAGATAATCAACTGCGATTGTTCCCAATTCCAAACACAGGATCTTCTGGACCAGCATCCATGTGGGTTGAGTTTACCATCCCCGGCGCGTCTGATAACTGGCAAGAGTCGGATACGACCGCTCTTAAGGGCATCGACGGAATTAACAACATGAACACGATGCCAATGCAGAACTTGCCTTTTGACAAGATTAACTCTATTGGAAAGCAGTGGGTTCGACGTTTTGCGCTCGCTTTGTCAAAAGAGATGCTTGGCTTGGTCCGAAGCAAATTTTCTTCGATTCCAATTCCCGGCAATGACTTGTCGATGAATGGTGGAGACTTGATCTCTGCTGGAAAGGACGAACAGAGTTCCCTCAGAGAAGAATTAATTTCTGTGCTGGACGAGTTGACATATGGAAAACTTATTGAAGGTGACGCAGACTTCGCGGAGCAATCAGCCAGATTGCAGGTGCAGAACCCATTGCCAATTTTCACAGGATAGGAGGGCTAAGACATGGCAGACAACGAGTGGAGCCAGCCAGAAGCCCCTCCACCCCCGCTCTTTGCAGGGGAGAAAGAAAGAAACCTTGTTAAGCAGGTTAATGATGAACTGATTGAGCGAGTCATCGGGCAGACAGTTTTATATTACCCAATTGACCTTGAGAGATCAAACTTTCACGATCTCTACGGCGAGGCAATTGAAAAAACTTTCTTGCCGCCTGTCCGAATTCACTGCTTGGTCGAGAAGAATGAAACCGCAACTTCTTATACAAATTATGGCGTAGATAAGATTAGTAATATCACAGTCCACTTTCACAAGCGCAGGCTAACCGAAGATCAAAATTTATTTATTCGTGAGGGCGATTTCTTGCAATACGACGGTGAGTTTTATGAAATTGCAGACTTAGGACAGCCTCGATACTTGTTTGGGCAAGATGGACAGAAGTTCCAGATTACCGCAACGTGTCGCAAGGCAAGAGAGGGGGTGTTCAATGCCTATACCGGATAGCGAATATAAAGAAAAGATTGAGGTGTCTGAGTGTTCAATGGAACATATTGATCGCTCGATGTTTAATTGGGTTAACGACAAGTTGAACATTCACGCGACCACCAACGAGGGATGGAAAAAGGTTCCCGTTGTTTTTGTTGCAGGTGAACGAGTCCACCAAGTTAAAAAGGACAGTCGCCTCCGCGATACGGGTGGTTCGCTTATTCTGCCAATAATTACCGTAGAGCGCACGGGCGCAGTAAAAGATCCTTCACGAAAAGGACCGGCATGGGCTCACATTACAGAAGTAAATGATTACAAGGGTGGATCGATTTCTATCTCAAGAAGGATCAACCAAGATAAAACAAAAAACTTTGCCAACGCGAAATCTATGGAAAAGCATGGAAAATTAAATTTCCGACTCAGCCCAGAAAATCAGCGAGTGGTGTATGAGACAATTACAATTCCCATGCCTGTTTATATGGACGTGACTTATCAAATTTCAATTTGGACAGAATATCAACAACAGATGAACGAGATCACCCAACCATTTATGACCAAAACTGGTGGTATAAACTATTTTACTCTGAGCCACCAAGAGCATAAATTTGAAGCATTCATCGGAGATGATTTTTCAGGAGACAGCAACGTTGCGGATATGGGAGAGGACGAAAGAAAGTTCCAGTCTCAGATCGAGATCAAAGTTCTCGGACATATAATCGGAGAAGGTCCAAACCGCGAAAAACCATTCATAACAAAGCGCGAAAGTGCAGTAGAATTTAAGTTTCCAAGAGAGTCCATCTGGTTTCCAGATGAAATCGATTAAGTAGTGCTTAATTTCTAGAAATCGAAATGGTCTTTCGCCAAAGACCACACTATTTAATAGAGTAAAAACCATGGGATTAGAATAGTAGTCCTACAAGTGCCAACACGGTTCCAAGGAGAAAAAGCATGTCAGTAAAAAAGTTTAAGTTCGTATCACCGGGAATTTTCCTGAACG